AGCAAAACTAAAGCAATGCTCGCTTCGTATGGACGGTCATTCCTAGCGGCAGTCACAACAGCCTTCATGATTACAGGCGGGGACATCCTTGCTCTTGATGGCGATTCACTTAAAGCAATTTTAGCGGCGGGTATCTCTGCCGTTCTTCCAGTCGCAATCAGAGCGGCTAATCCTAAAGACCCTGCGTTTGGCAAGATTGCCGATGGAGTTACCGAGGCAGTTGTCGGCAAACTTACAACTAAGAAAGCGCCGAAGAAAAAATAATGTCATCACCAAAAGGAACGGCAGAACTTCTCGTTGAGATAGCCACAGCAGAAATTGGTTATATCGAAGAGGCAGTTCCCGAGAACAAGACTAAGTATCAAAAGGCAAACCAACCTTGGTGCGGAGCCTTCGTTAATTGGTGCGGTAAAAAATCGGGAGTCGAAATCCCTAATACTGTTTACACACCTGCTGGAGCCGATGCTTTCAAAAAAATGAAGCGTTGGTTTGAAGGCGAAGATGCTCAACCTCAAGCGGGAGATATTGTTTATTTTGATTTCCCCGCAGACAATGTGGACCGTATCAGTCATGTCGGCATAGTGGTAAAGGACAATAACGACGGAACAGTTACCTGTATCGAAGGAAACACCAGTTCAGATAAAAAAGGCGACCAGCGAAACGGCGGCGAAGTGTGCCTCAAAATTCGTGCCTACAAAAAGAAGAACAGAAATAAACTTAAGCCTAATCTTCCAGTTGCGATTGTTGGTTTTGGGCGCCCTAAGTTCGAGGCAGTTGCGAAAACCGCAGACCAAGCAAGAGCAGGGGCATAAAAATGAGCGAAGAGGTAAAGCCAAGTTTAGGAGAAATTATGCGTCGGCTTGATGACCTAACTATGGAAGTCAAGCAGATGAATCTAAATGTCAGCCAAACCTATCTTCGCAAAGATGTTTACGACTCGGACTCTGAAAGAGTTACGCAAGCCATGGAACACATTACAGACCGTCTTGAGAAGATGGAGAGTCGCTCCGAATGGGTCATTCGTACCGTCGGGGCGCTCTTCATCTGTACGGTTGTCGGTGCCTCAATGTATGTTGGACAAGTTATCGGGTTGTAGGGCTTGACAATCTAACCCCCGTTGGATACCCTCTCCCTTAACGAGAGGAGTCCACATGGACAACACAGCAAAAGCACTACCAGTTGATGACTTTGAGGTCATTGAAGAACAAGCCCGTGAACCGTTTACAGTTGATGACGATTCAAAAGCAGATTGGGCAATGAGAAAACTTGCCTCAGTTCGACGCAAGCAAGCAGATAACAAAGCCATCTTTGACCGAGAGATTCTTCGGGTGTCAGAATGGCTAGATAAGGTCAATACAGACCTCGAAAGAGATGCTGAATGGTTTGAGGCGAACCTACGCCCCTACGCCCTTCAGGAGCGCTCTAAAGACCGTAAAAGCATAGTCCTGCCCCACGGCACCATCAAAACTATCTCAGGTCGAGTCAAGTTCGATATTGAGGATGAAACTAAGTTCCTCGCTTGGGCTGAGACTAATGCCCCTGAGTTAGTTCGAATCAAAAAAGAAATTGATAAAAAAGCCCTAGGTGCTTTGAATCAAGATGAAGATAAAGTAATATCAACCCAAGGTGAAATTGTTCCAGCAGTCAAAGTTATACCTGCTGAGATTTCAGTTTCATTTGTAATCGCAGAATAGAGAGAGGGAACATGGAAAACAATTTACCTATCGCTCAAGCATTGAGTGAAATCATGAAGGCAGTTGGAGCAATCGCTAAGAAAGATAAAAACACTTCACAGGGTTTTAACTTCCGAGGAATTGATTCAGTTGTAAACGCTGTATCACCAGCACTTCAAAAGTTCGGAGTAGTCGTCGTACCTTCAGTCGAAGAGTACGAATACCAAACAGTCGAGATTGGACGGAACCGAACTGCTATGGGTCATGTCAAAGTAAAAGTAACTTACACATTCATCGGAGCAAACGGTGATGCGATTAAAGCAACGGTAGTTGGCGAGGCAATGGACTCAGGCGATAAGGCAACAGCCAAAGCCATGTCAGTCGCTTTCCGTACTGCGCTACTTCAATCACTAGCACTTCCAACCGATGAGGCAGACCCCGATGCCAGTTCTTATGAACGCTCAAGTGCTGATGATGTGTTAGCACCTTCAGCGGTTGTCATAAAAATTGCTCAGGCAACCACGATTGAATCACTATCAGAAATCGGTCAGTACATCACAGCGAACAAGGACGCTTACCCCGTTGGACTTCTTGACCAATTCCGTGCCAAGTTCAAAGAGCAACAAACCAAATTGAACCCACCAAAATTGGAAGAGGAAACCGATGAAGTCATCATTGTTGAACCAGCCCGAGTTACCGTATAGCGGAACTTCAGGACACAGCGGAACAGATACTTCGAAGGAGCGAGCGCTTCACGCAGACAGGTCAGGCAAGACCGCTTTGCGTCAAGCGCAAGCCCTTGAATTGTTACGGCAGATGCGAGACAGCGGTTTAACATGGAAAGAGTTTAGTGTTATTACTGGACTTCACCATGGCACCGCTTCAGGTGTATTGTCCGTCCTCCATAAAGCAGGACGAATTGCTCGACTCAAAGAGAGTCGTGACGGTTGTAAAGTCTATGTCGATGTGGCTTGTATCGAAGGTCGAGTAATTGAAAAACAAGGACGCAAAAAATGTTGTCCGCATTGTGGAGGTAATTTGTGAGTATCAGGTGGATAACAAAAGTTTGGTCGGACTCGCCTTATGACGGGACTCGCCTACTTATCCACCTAGCGCTCGCAGATATTTCTCATGATGATGGTCGCTTCTTCGCATCGCAATCGAATCTCTCAACCAAAGGTCGATGCTCTGTTGAGTATGTCCGAAAAGTTATTAACGAGATGATTGCTGATGGACACTTGAAGATTATTACTAAGGGAAACTCCCGAGGTAACGCAACTGTCTATCAGTTGATATGGAAGAAACTACCCAACTCTGTTGGGGAGGAACAAAGTTTAGGAGAGGTAGAACTCCCCAACTCAGATACCCCCAACTCCCCAACTATGGAGGCTCAACTCCCCAACGCCACTCCGTACCATCCGTCCTATACATCCGTCCTATCTACAACAAAGAGCGACGAAACTGCTATCGCAGTTGTCGCGCTCTCTGAAGCAGTTGCTCGAAGATGGTGGGAGAAACAAAGAGTTAAGCCTTTAGGCAAAGGTGCGTGGCACTCATTACTTCAGATAACCAAAGCGGCTGAGGCAAGAGGCTATTCCGAGGAACAGATTGAACAGGCTTTGGATTACATCGGGACAGTTCCCACAATGCGTCAAATGGATTTAGTTCTTCGTGGAGTGGGGGTAAAAACCAAACATGAACAATCAGCAATTAGAGCAATCGACTTGGCAGAGAAGTTCCGTAATGACTCTATCTGACATCGCCATGCTTTTAGGATTTGTTGGTATCTATGACTTACGAGTACAAGTCGATGAGTTAAAAGTTCGGGCTTGGGCTGAGTCCCTAGATTCTGATATTCCTTTGGAGGAAGCGAAGAAGATTGTTTCATGGCATTATGCCAATCATGACTCGGCTGTCAATCCCTCACACATAAATCGGGAGTGGCGTCGTAGACTAGCCGACGCCCGAGAACGCGAGCGCTCGCGCTTGATGTCTCTTGAGTTTGAAGAGCAAGCAAAGAAAAAAGCGTCACCTGAATTCGTAGCACAGATTAAAAAAGAATTGTTAGAGAAGTTGAACAGAGGTCAAGATGCTTCGTTGGAAATTGATAATGGAACGGTGGCACCTGACTCATGAGGATATTTCCATTTGTAGGTTGGTACAGCAAGTGGCGGTTCAAACGAACTCAAAGGTTTGCCCTGCTTGCTTGGACGCCATCGCGGATGAAAGACTCCAATGGCAAAGTCTAAACCTAATAGAGTTTCTGAAGAAACCCGATTCACAGTCTTAGCCCGTGCTTTCTATAAGTGCGAAAGATGTAATCGAGATTTCCTAGGTTATCCCGTATCAGTTCATCACCGTCGTCCAAGAATGATGGGCGGTTCAAAGAATGAGTTGCTTCATGAAACAGCGAATCTAATTGTTCTTTGTGGTACTGGAACTAGCGGGTGTCATGGTTGGGTTGAATCTAATCGAACCAAAGCCCGTGAACTTGGATACCTAATTCAAAAGATTGAGTCGGCTGAAGAGATTCCATTTCAAGATGAAACTGGTGTTTGGTGGAACATCGATAACCACGGACAAAAAACCCAACTGGACATGATTAGAAGTAACCCCCATGCTTGAGCCATGGAATGTTTTTGTCAGGTTGATGAAACCGAGCAGACGATTTATCGTCTTGAGTTCGAACAGCGTCCTTGGACGACCAATGCCGAACGCGCTGGTAATCGGTGGGAGCGAGCAAAACTTACAAAGGAATGGCGAACGGGTTTTCAACTCTTGGCTAAATATGAGAAGATACCTCCTATGGTTTGGATTACCGTCACGGTTGAACCACATCAGAAGGGTGGTCGTTTACAAGATGTAGGGGCGTGTAACCCT